GCCTGACGGCGTGCGTGTGGTGCATCCGGTGGCTGGATGGAGGGAGGCGGTGACCACAGCCGAAGTCTGGCAACAATCCTTCCGCGCGAGCGACCGTCGCCCGATTGACGAATGGGCGTCCGAGCACGTCACGCTTCCGCCAGGGCTTCCCATTCAGGGTCGCTACGACCCGACCACGTCGCGCCATTTCGGGCCAATCTTCGCCGCGCTCGCGGATCCAGGCGTGCGTGAGGTCGTGATTCGCAAGCCGCTGCGGGGCGGCGGCACGCTCATCAGCGACATCTGGCACTGTTGGACGCGGGCAAACAACCCCGGCCCAATGATGGCCGTGCTGCAAAGCGATGAGATGGCGTGGGACCATTTCCAAAATCGGCTCGGGCACATGTTCCGCAACTGCCCACAGGTCGCTGCGGTGGTGAGCGATGAGAAATATGCGGTGACGAAATCCGAGGTGGCATTCAAGGACGGGCTGCCATTTTACATCCACGGGCCTGGGCTCAACAAATTGCAAACAAAGGCCATCCGCTACATGAGCCTTGATGAGCCGTGGCTTTACAAGGCGGGCACCATCACCGAGGCGGAGGGGCGGCTGGGCGATTACCTGCGGCTGGAGTTGTCGAAGCTGCTGCTCATATCGCAAGCCGGCGACGAAGGCGACGACTTTGACACGCGATGGCAAGCAGGGGATCAAGGTTGGTGGACCTGCTACTGCGCCGAGTGCGCAAAACCGATGTCAATGCGGTGGAGCGGGGAGCGACCGGACGGCACGCGGTTCGGCATGCGCTGGGAGGAGCACAAAGATGAGCGCGGGCACTGGCAGATTGAGCGTTGCATTGATTCGGTGCGCTACGAATGCGAGCACTGCGGCCATCCTCACATCGACACGCCGCGAACCAAGAGCGCGTGGAACGCGAGCGGCTTCTATTTGCCAAAGAATCCAAGCGCGCGCAGGTCGCGCAAGTCGTTTCACTGGTCTGCCATCATCGACTTTCCGTGGGTGGAGTTGGTTTCGCAGTTTCTCGCCGCGGCGAACGCGCAAAAGCAGGGCATCCTGGGTCCGATGATACAGTTTTTCCAGAAGCGCATGGCTGAGCCCAAGTCCGAGGCATCCGTCATCGGCTCGACGCACGAACTCAAGCGCACTGCATACGATGTTCAAGCGGATTGGCCCGAGGAGGTCATTCGATTCATGACCGTGGACCGTCAGGAGGAGGATTTATATTGGGTCATGGTGCGCGCATGGAGCGCGGACGGCAAATCGCGCCGCCTTTGGTGGGGCAAGCTGTTTGGCGAGGCCGAAATTGTCGCGAAAGCGGCCGAGTTCAAGTGCCTGAACGTGTTCGTGGACTCCGGCTTCAGGCCGAAGGGAGACCATGGCGTTTACGCGATGTGCTGTCGCAACGAATGGGTTGCGCTCAAGGGCGACGCGCGGCGCTCGTGGATTCACAAGACACAAGGCGGCGGCGTGCAGCGCAGCTATTCGCCGAAAACGCACGGCGACCCTGAGAGCGGGCAAGTCGGCGAGGGCACGCGGTTCGCGGACTTGATTTACTTCTCGTCAGACACGATGGCCGACCGGTTGCAAGCCTTGCTTGACGCCGGCCAATGGCAGGAGCCGCGCGCGCCAGAGGACGACCCGAACGAGCGCGACTACAAAAAGCAGATGTCCTCGGAGTTCAAAAAGAAGAAGGAGAACAGATTCACCGGCCGCTTCGAGTGGGTGTGGGTGTGCCCGAGCGGAAACAATCACGCATGGGACTGCGCAAAGATGCAGGTTCTCGCCGCGATTCTCGCCGACGTGCTGCCCGATCAAGACGGGCAACTCAAGCCAGCCGGCGCAACGTCGATTGACACCACATCCGCAGACGCTCCTTCTGCTCCCGAGACATGATCGAAAGTTGCGCGTCGATCTTCACCGTCCATTTCGACCAGTCGATTGGCCTTGGCTCCGCGCCGGGCTCGGGCGGCTGATAGTCCGACGGCGGCAGCAGTCCGAGGTCCATGTAGAGTTGGCGGACGGTGCCGTTGGTGAGTTCCGCGGCTTCGCGCGCACGCCGCGCCACGAGTTGGTAGCGTCGCGCCTGTTCCGGCTCGACTTCTGGCGTGTGCTCGGAGAGCCAGGTGTCCCATTCGTTTTCTGTCAGCTTTCCGCGAGCGCGATCCAGCAGTCCACCACATCGGATGCCGGCGTCGATTGTGCGCGCGGCGCTCGCCAGGGTTTCATCGCGCAGCCGGATCGTGTCGCGGTGCGCGTCGAGGATCAGTTGCGGGAGATCACCGGCAGCAGGAACCGCATCCCCGGCCATGGTGACTTCGCTTGAGCTGTCAGTCTTTTGTTGTGTCGTTGTCTGCATAGATCGCTGAATTTCTCGCGGGCGTCGTCGCTTCGACCGCATCGCGGGCGCAGGCCGTAGCGTTCCTGTAGTTGCACCTTCACCTTCGACACCGCCGCTTTCGTCACGCCGAGCAACCGCGCGATTTGGACCTCGGAGTATGGGTTGCGGTTGATTAGCAGGAGCATGACGTGCGCGACCAGCCGGCCGTTCGGCACCTCGGCGAACATATGCAGAATCTCCGCGACGGATTCATGGCGGCCAAGCATCGCCGCCGATTGACTCGCATCCGGGCTGCATGACGCGAGCGCGCGCGCCACGGACTGCCGCACCTCGTCCAGCTCGCGCTGGCTGAGTTCGAGCTGCACCGACAGCGCCTCCACGATCACGTCAACGGGGTCGTCCTCGGGCGCTTGCGGCGGGCAGGAGAACACAAGGGAGTTTGAGTGGTCAACGATCACATCCTCGGCGAAGCGCCTTTCCTGATCCATAGGGTTATCTTAATCCACAAGTTGCATTCTTAGGCAAGGACTAACCGTTAGTTGACTGACGTTTCCGAATTGTAATGCTCAATACGCTTTACGGCTGGTCAGAGACGGACCTCTTGACCGAGCTGGACAAACTGCAAAACGAGTGGATGAAAACCGCTCGCGTGCGTGCGGCTGGCGCCGGCGACGTGAACGCGGAGAAGCTGTTGCAGTCGGTGGAGGAGCGGTTGGCGTTGGTCAAGCGGTCGCTTTACGCGATCAACACCACTACATACGCCAGCTTCGCGAACGAGGGGGAGACGGTGACGCGCGCGGGTTTCTTCTGAGGTTTCCATGGCCATCAAACCTATCGAGCTTGAGACGAGCCCGGCGTATCGCGTCAACGACCGGCGCGGAATGGGCGGGGGCTGGGCGGCAACCAGGGCAAACACGCTATTCCAGGGGTCGGAAACATCGAGCGACCGCAAATCGTTGACGCTGCTCGACAAGGACGTTCACCGAAACATCACCGAATACGGCCGGCGAATCCTGATGACGGCTGGGCGATGGCTTTACGCCAACTCACCTCCGATCACCGGGGTTGTTGACGAGCAAAGCGCACTCGCAACAGAGGGAATGCAAGTCCAGTTCTACGGGCGCGACCAAGGCTGGGGTGACGCTGCAACCGAGGCGCTTGACGAATGGGGGCGCATCTGCGACGTGGCCGGATGGCCATACGATTTCAGCGAGTGGCTGCGGATTCAGGTCGCTGCACAGCTTCACAGCGGAGACGTGGCCACGGTGTTGACGGAGAACGATGACGGATACCCTCTCATCCAAATCATCGAGGCGCACCGCATCCGCACGCGGTTGAGCGAGAACGTCGTCATTGGCGGGCCGTATGACGGTGCGTCCGTGGTGGACGGCGTTATTGTGGACAGGTTGCGACGGCCGATTGCCTATCGCATCGCCGACGACAACGGCAACCCCATTGCGGACGTGAGCACGCGCGATTGCCTGCTGACGTTTCAACCGCGATGGGGCAGCCAGTTGCGCGGCTTTCCCGAGTTGGCCATGGGCATCTTCGACATGCAGGACTTGCGCGAGTCTCGCAACTTCGAGTTGCTCGCGCAAAAGGCGGCAAGCGCCTGGGCGCTCATCGAGGAGAACGAATCCGGCAGCGCAGACACCGCGAAAAGCGTCATCAAAACCGCCGTCACGCGCGACAGCACCTCGCTGCAAAAGAGCGCGAGCATGGTGGAGAAGCTGGAAGGTGGCGCGATCCGCTACTTCAAAAGCGGCAGCAACTCGAAGCTCCAGGCGTTCAGCTATGACCGCCCGGGCGCGAACGTCATGCAGTATCAGGAGCAGGTGTTGCGCGACGTGTTCGCGGGCCTGGGTTGGTCGCATTATTTCACGCTCGATCCAAGCAAGGTCGGCGGCGCGTCCATGCGCATCATCGTCGAGCGCATCAACCGGACGATCCGTGTCAAGCAGCGGCTCGCCGCGAAGGCGGCCCGGCGCGTCCACGGCTACGCCGTCGCAAAGCTGATGAAGCTGGGGCTGCTCCCGTGGAACGATGACTGGTTCAAGTGGGAGTATCAGTTCCCGGCCGAGATCACCGCGGACAAGAAATACGATTCGGACGTGTCGGTGCAGGAGATCGCGGCCGGCATTTCGACCCTGAGCCGCGAATGCTCAAAGCGTGGGATGTATTGGGAGGACGTGCAGGACCAACGCAAGCGCGAGCAGGAGCGCGCCGCGGAGATTGGGCTTTTGCCTGAGCCAACGCCGCAGACGCAGCCGAATCGAACACCGCGAAAGCCAATGAATCAGGACGACAAGGATCAACCAGCGGACACCGAGGAGGGCGACGAGTGAAGAACTATCCGCAAATCCTGAAGCGCGTGTATGGCGAGCCGTGGGCGATTCGGCGCGAGCAACTGAGCATTATTCAGCGCCTTGTTGAATCGCGCGTCCTCGGCCTGCGCGGCGCTGCCGCCGAGCCAATCACCGTCGAAGTTGAGAAGGAGCCGGAACAGGACGTGGAGGTTGAAGGCTCCACGGTCATCATTCCCGTGCATGGCACCATCGGTCGGCACCTGTCCATGTTGGAGATTGAGTGCGGCGGCTGCGACCTGAAGCACGTCGAGGCCATGATGGACGACGCCGAGGGCGACGATTCAATCCAGCGCATCGTGTTCGATTTCAACACGCCAGGGGGGACGGTCACGGGCGTGCCCGAACTTGCGGCCCGCATTCGCGAGTCGTCGAAGGAGTGCATCGGCTTCACGGATTCGCAGTGCTGCTCTGCGGGCTACTGGCTCGCAAGCCAATGCCGCGAGTTCTATTGCACCGGCTCGTCTGAAGTCGGATCGATCGGCGTCTGGATGGCCCACTTTGATTACTCGCGACAGCTTGAGAATGACGGCGTGCGCGTCACGGAAATTAAGGCCGGAGAAATGAAAACGCTCGGCGCGCCATGGCGGCCGATGACGGACGCGGAGAAGTCGGTGCTGCAATCCGGCGTCAACAAGACCTGGGAACAGTTCAAGGACGACGTGCGCGCAATGCGCTCTGTCGATGACGAGGACATGGAAGGCCAGGTGTTCGACGGTGACGAGGCCGTGAGCCGCGGGCTCGCGTCCGGTTTGGTCGATTCGTTGACCGACATCCTCGACGCCTGACTGTTCAGTTGACTTTCCACGCGCCACATATGGCGTGGAAATTTGGGAACATCGCGAAGGCCAACGAGCGGATCAACGAGTTGGAATCCCAACTCACCGCCGCGCAGGCGCAACTCAGGGAACTCCAAGACGCGGCCACCAACGCCTCGGCGAACGCCGACGCCGTTGACGCGAAGCTCAAGGAGCAAGCGGCCGAAATCGAGCGATTGACCGCTGAGGCCGGCAAGATCGTTTCCATCGGCGACGCGCTCAAAGCGGCTGAGGCGAAAGCGGCCGAAGCCGAAGCGAAGGCCAAGGCAGCCGAATCCACAGCAAGCCGCAAGGCTGCGGAGATTGTCGCCGGCCAGGGCGTTCCGCCCATCCCGTCCGAGGCGCAGGAAAAGACCGGCAAACCCAAGCCCGAACTCACCGGCTTGGCGCGCGCAATCGAGGCGCACCGCGCCGCCAAGAAGTAGCCACTCACGCTCAGAAAACCCACACCAACAACTGATTTATGGCCAACCTCACACTGCTCGACATCGCCAAGCTCAACGGCAACGACAAAATCGTTGGCTTGATCGAGGAAAACCTGACGGCCGCGCCGGAAGTCGCGGTGTTCCCCGTGCGGCAGATTCGCGGGCTGAACTACTACACGGTCAAGCGCACAGGCTTCCCCGATGTGTCGTTCCGCAACGCCAATGAAGGCGTGACGCCGAGCAAGAGCACCTACGCCAAAACTCTGGTGGAGACCTTCATTTTGTCCGCCGCGATCAAGGTGGACAAGGCGGTTGCGGCCGCATACGAGGACGGAGCGCCGGCCCTCGAAATGCTCGAAGCCTCCGGCGTGATGCGCCAGGCGCTCATCGAGATCGGCTCACAGATTTGGTATGGCACCAGCGCGGACGCGAAGGGGTTCGCCGGCATCAAGGCGGCCATCACCTACAGCACGTCCAGTGGCATCGTGCTGAACTCGGGCGGATCCGACGCAACCGTTCAGACTGGCGTGTATTTCGTCAAGTTCGGCACGCAGGATGTGACGCTCATCGCCGGCAACAACACCACATTCGAGCTGTCCGAGTTCCGCGACCAGCAGCTTTACGACGGCAGCTCCAACGCCTACGCCGGCCGCGTGGCGGACATGACGGCTTGGCTCGGGTTGCAGATTGGCAATTCCAACTGCGTGGGCCGCATCGCCAACGTCGGCCAGGACAGCGAGACCGGCGACACGCTGACGGATTCCAAGATTGCGCAACTTCTCCAGAAGTTCCCGGTCGGCTATCGCCCGGACGCGATCTTTATGAACCGTCGCAGCCTGGGCCAGCTCCAGCGCAGTCGCACGGTTGTCGTGAACTCCAGCGGAGAACAGCGCGGCGGGCGAAACGTCGAGGTCATCCCCGACATCCCCACCAATGCGTTCGGCATCCCGATCTACGTGACGGACTCGATCCTCAGCACCGACGCCGTCGAATCGTAAGCCGCCAGCAGCAACCAAGAACATTCAGACCACAGGACAATCACCATGGCAAACCGCACACTTCAAGACGCAGACTCGACGGTCAAGGTCAGCGTGGCGCTGCCCAACGCGGCCAACACCACCAGCACGAGCGCCATCGACCTTGGCGCCGATCCGTTCAACGTGTCGCAATCGTTCACGGTCAAGCTCTCGACGACCGCCGGCACCGGAGCGAACACGAAGAACATCAACATTCGCCTGATGCACTCCAGCGAGAGCAACGCGAATTTCACGAACATCAGCGAAATCGCCAACCCGCTGTTGCGCATCACCGAAAGCGGCTCCAGCTACGCCGCATCCACCGCCGAAACCACGGTGCCACCCAGCATCAAGCGGTATCTCAAGGTGGCGGCTCTGGGCGAGGCCAACGGCGGCGACGCGAGCGGCGGCACGCTGACGCTGCAACTCAATTACTGACACTTCTCCGCATGGTTCGTGCGTTGTGTTGGACGGCGCGGAGTTCCTGACGACTCCGCGCCGTTTTTCTTTGCAGGTGAAAACATGAAAACCAAACCCACATTCATCATCTTCGCCGCCGTGTTCGCGTTGCTCTGCGTCGCGGCCGCGGTGCGGCAGACCAGCGCCATTCACATCGTCAACGACACGGACGAGATCCAGTTGAAGATCAACACCAGCACGCAGACTGCGCCGTTGGTGGAGATCGCGACGAGTGGCACAACCAAGTTCTCGCTGCCGGCAACCGGCATTGTTCCGGTGACTTACGGCGGCACCGGGGCCGCGAGCGTGTCGGCGGCAAAGACCGCGCTCGGGATTCAGTCAGGCTCAATCACAAACGCGGCAGACGGCACTGTGACGAACACCTTTGCAACCGCGTTCTCGTCCGCGCCAGTCGTTATCGGAGTTCAAACAGGCAACGGCACGACCACCACCAACACGTTCACGATCACCGCCAGCAACTTTGTCTGGAACGCCGGCGCTCCAAGCAAAGTCCTTAGCTGGGTGGCGATTGGCGCACCATAACACAACAACGCATGACGCAAGACACCGACTGCGGGATTCCATCGGAGGCTGTTGAAGATTGGGGCTTAATCGCGCGCGGGGAATACGACATCCCGCTTGAACGCGCGCCGCGCACAGTTCTCGACATTGGCGCGCATGTTGGAATGTTCTCGGCCTGGGCGCGCAAGCGGTGGCCGGATGCGCAGATCATCGCTTACGAGCCGAGGCCGGAGAACGCCGACCGATGGGAGTCGAACCTTGAGGGCGTCCAGGGCGTCACGCTGAACCGGTTTGCGGTTCGCGGGTTCGGCGGGGTGAGCATGATGCGGCGCGGGCTCAATAGCCTGTGCGGATCGTTCCACTACAACGACGGCACTGGAGAGATGGCACTGCCGCACGTCGCGGCCGACGATGTTCCTTCGTGCGAGTTTGTGAAGATCGACGCCGAGGGGTCCGAGGTTGAGATCATCGAGAAGCTGGACCTGACATCCACGCTCGCGCTTGCGTGTGAGGCGCACACGGTAGGCGACGCCGACAAAATCAAGTCCATCATGTTTCGCCGCGGCTTCGTGCTGCGCGAGCAGCGCGGCAATGCCGTTGGCTGCGCCATTCTGAAGTTCATCCGGCGCGACCAAGTCGGCCGCACCGGCCAGCACACCTTCGTCGCGGTGCCGATCTACAGCAGTGTTTGTTACGAGTTCATGCAGTGCTACACGCGGCTGGCCGTGGACACGCGGAACAATATCACGCTCCGGCCGATGTGCGGCGACAGTCTGGTTGCCAGGGCGCGCAACACGCTGACGGCCGAGTTCCTGCGGTCGGATGCAACTGACCTGCTTTTCATCGACTCAGATTTGGTATTCAGCGCGGACCACGTCGCGCGCCTGCTGAGTCACGACGAGGACGTTGTCGGCGGGTTCTACCCAAAGAAGCAGGAGGGGCCGTTGCGCTGGGTTTGCAACATGCAGTTGCACGAAACCAAGCCGCGCCAGGACGGACTGCAAGAGGTGCGCTACATGGGCACCGGTTTCCTGCGCATCAAGCGCCGGGTGTTCGAGCGCATGATTGAGGCGCACGGTTCCGAGTTGGCGTATCACCCCGACAATCGGCCGGAGGACACCGAATGGGACTTCTGGTCCTGCGGCGTTTACGTGAACAAGGCCGACGGATTCCGCCGCTACTTATCCGAGGATTGGTATTTCTGCCAACGATGGCTAGACCTTGGCGGCAAGGTTTGGGGGGACACAGGAATCATCCTAAAGCATGTCGGCCAGGCCGTTTATCCACTGTTGACTCAACGCGGCGAAATAACGCGGCCGGCAGACGAAGCGCCGGCCAACTCGACGGACACGCGATGAAACCGATCCGATTTATTCTCGCCGCCGCATTCGCGCTTTGCCTGCTGGTCGTGGTGCGCGCCGCACAGTTGACGGTCAACATCGGCACGAGTGCGAACGACGGCACGGGCGACACGCTGCGCAGCGCGTTTGGCAAGGTCAACACCAACTTCACCGAGCTTTACGGCTACATCGGGAGCGCCGGGTTGGTGGCGCACGACGGCACAGTTGCGCTGCTCCAGGCCGAGAATCCAACCAACGCGCGTGTCTCGATTGTTCACGGCTACAATTCCCGCGGCGACTATGGCGGCGGCATCTTCGTTCCGACCAACACCATCAGCGGCACCAACCGCTATTGGCGCATCGTCTCATCGTCCTATCCTACGTGGAGCTGGGAGCGCGTGGTTCCGGTTTACGAATACGGAATCAGCAACATCAACATCGGCGCGCTCGCAGGAACGTTGAGCGGCACCGGTGGAGTCACGACCAGCAACAACTTCTTTTTCGGTCCACTCGCCGGCGCCAATAACACGGTCGGCTATTACTCAATAGTGATCGGCACGGTGGCCGGGACTGCCGCAACCAACTTGACGGCCACCACGTTGTTCGGTCATCGCAACTCCGAATACATCAAGGACGGCGAAACGACCGCGAGTTACGGCTATCGCGGGTTCAACCAGGCTACCAACTTCTACGACACGGTCGGCATTGGCTATCGCCACGGGCACAACTCCGCATACGTCCTCGGCTCGAATCTTGAGGGGTCGCAGGCTGGATACGAGGTGCTGTTGCCAACCTACAGCATCGCGCACGGCTTTTACGCGCTCAGGGACGCGACCAACTCTTACCAACTCCAGGCGCACGGCATCGAGGCTTTGCGGTTCGGCGCGCAGAACACCAACAGCATCGCACTCGGTTACCAAGCCGGGCGCACCGACACGAACGGCCTGGGCAACCTTTGGATTGGGTGGGCGACCAACCCGAGCGGCGGCAGTTCGTGGACCAACGCTGCGGCCATCGGCAACTTCGCCACCGTCGCGACGAATAACTTTCTCATGCTCGGCAATCAGGCGCAAAAAATCGGCATCGGCACGAACTGGGGGCCGTTCCGCTTCGACGTGCTAGATACGAACCAAGCCAACTACACGGTCGCCCGAATCCGTCGCAACATCCAAGGGCTGAATGCGACCATGGGGTTTGCCTACGGCACGCCGTATCTGAACATCGGCGGGCTGGAGAACCGCAACAATTCGATTCAGACGATCGGCTTCGGCTACAAGGACAACAACGACTCGATCAGTCCAGCCGAGATTGGATACCGCACAACGGACGTTTCGAGCTACACAAAGGGCTCGCTCGTTTTCGCAACGCGCAACGTCACAACATCGAGCGCCCCAAGCGAGCGCATGACGATTGAAGCGGACGGTGACGTTGCGATTGGAGCGACGACCAGTATCCAAACCGGCTACACGCGCAGCTTGACGCTGAGTGCCGGCACGAGTGGCAACAATATCGGCGCAATCGAGGTGCAGGGAAGCCGCACAACCACGGCGGATTTCGGCACGCTGGATTTCTACCACCAAACGAATCTTGTCGCGACGGTGACGGCGTATCGCAACGCGGCCGACGACGCGGGCGGCCTGCGATTCTATCAGCGGGCAACAGGCGGCTCGTTGCTCGTCGGCATGGAGATTGACAGTGACCGGGTGAACATCAGCGGCAGTGGCCTGCGCGTGCGCCGGATCGCTACAGGCATCAGCTATCAGGCGCTTGTCGATGATTACTATGTTGGCTGCACCGCAGGCGGCATCACGATCACGCTCCCAGCCGTCGCGAACATGCCGAGCGGGTGCGTCATGGTCATCAAGGATGAGTCTGGGACTGCAAGCGGTTCAAACATCACGATTGACGGCAACGCCTCGGAAACAATCGACGGCGCGGCAACCGCGACCATCGGCACAAATTACGGCGCAGTCCGGCTGATTTCAAACGGCTCGGCGTGGTTCACGATGTGACGAGGAGACACTGACTTATGAGCATGGGAGCAACTTTTAAGAATGACTTGATGCTGCTGGTGTTCAACAACACCAACATTGCGGACATTGGCGACGCGACCGGGTTGCGCGGGAGCAGCACGGCGGGGAGTTTGTATGCTGCGCTGCACACGGCCTGGCCATCCACGAATCAGACGACCAGCGAATGCGCATACACCAGCTACGCGCGCGTGGCCGTTGCGCGATCCGGTTCCGGCTTCACCGTGAGCAGCGGCCAGGTGAGCAACACCGCTGCCGTCACGTTTCCAGCGTGCACCGGCGGCAGTGAATCGGCGCAGTTTTTCACCATCGGCACCGCATCGAGCGGCACCGGCAAAATCCTCTGCCGCGGCGCACTCGGCTCGCACCTTGGCCCGTTCGTTGGCGAGAACTCCAACGACCAAATCACAATCAAGGGCCACGGCCTGAGCGTGTCGGATCGCGTGGTATTTCTCGCGCCACCTGGGGCTGCGCTGCCGACCGGCATCACTGAGGGCACCGTCTATTTCGTCAAGACAGCACCAGACGGCGACACCATCACCATCAGCACCACCGACGGCGGCTCAACACTTGACATCACCGCCGACGGCGATGGCGTAGCGTTCAAGGTCGTGCCGCTTTCAATCTCTAGCGGCATCACGCCGAACTTCGCCATTGGTGCGCTTGTTGGCAATGCGTTCTGATTTATGGCCTCGAATCCATCGCTTGATGCGGACGAGATCCTTGCGCTTGGGCTCAAGGGCGCGGACTACGTTACCGGAACGGGTGCGAACAGTGGCAGTTGGTTTCGCATCGTTGCGCTTGCCGATACCGTCATCGCGTCACTCACCGCCGCGAACGTCGGCGGCACGCTCACCTCGATTCCGTTAAGCGACGGCAACTCGATCCAGGGCGAGTTCACAGCGTTCACGTTGACGAGTGGAAAGGTGTGGGCCTATCGCCTGTGAATCTTACGCTCACAACGCACGTATCGAGGCAATCGGCGGCCGTCACACCGTCATTCCCGGTCAACGTCCTCGTCGATTGGGAGGCGGGCAGCAACGGGACGACCGTGGACGCGACCTATCTTGCGACTTGCACGCGCGGCAATGCGGGGACGTGGAGCACGAGCGGATCACCGACGAGCATCACCGTCAGCACGGCGCAGACAAAAGGGATGCCGAAGAAGGCGACATACAGCGGCGGCTCGACGCGGTTGGCGGCCGGCACACGCTCGATGCTGGTGGACATGGCGGCGCAGGGCGGCAATCAGGTGCTCTGGACCAACACGTTCGGCAGCTCGCACAACACCGTCTCTGCCGGCGTCTATGTGCGCATGGGAACCTCAATGCCGGTTGCGCCAAACTTCAGCAACGTCGATATGTTTTGGCTGCACGGCGGCACCACCTACGTCGTTGTGCAGTATCGCGACCGGCAGTTGCGGATTCACACCAACATCGCCGGCGCCGGGTCGCTGGTGCCGATCACCCTGGGGACGTGGTATTACGTCGCGCTTCGGTTTGTGCGAAACGACAAAGCCTACATGCGCCTTTACGACGCTTCAACCTGGCCGTTCGTCGAGGTTGGCTCGGAGACCTCGCACACGGTTTCCGATGTTGCGGTTGACCGCCTCATCATCGGGTGCGACGCGCACGGCGACACAACCGCCGGCGCGGACTGGCACATCGACAACTTTGCTGTGGATTGGACCAACGCGGCGCATCCATTGGGCTTGACCTAATATGGGAATGCAATCCATAGGCGGTCTGCAATCGCTGATCGAGCTGAACTGGGGCACGGCCACGGGGACGCCAGCGTATTCAACGACGCTTGTGATTGACGCGGCGGATGAGAAGGCGGCGTTTATCGTCCAGGCGCCCAAGACCGGCAACATTGATCGCGTTGGCTTCCTGACGCGCACGGTGACAACCGGGGCGACGGTGGACGTGCGGGTTGAGCAGGTGGACGGCACGACCGGAAACCCGAATGGGTCGTTGTGGGCAACCAACACCAACAAGACGCAGGCCATTGCCGACACGGACGACAACCTCTGGTTCAACGTCGATTTGACCGCGGCCGCCGCCGTCACGATTGGGCAGACGATGGCCATTGTCATCGCCAATCCGTCATCGTCATTTGGCAACATGGTCATTGCCGCGATGGCGCCGCCGGCCGGCTCGATGCCGTATTGCGGCCTCTACACAACGAGTTGGGCGAAGCAACTGCTCGCGCCGGTGCTCGCGCTGCGTTACGACGACGGCGTCTATTACAGCTTGCCAGGGTGCGTTCCATGGAACGCGATCAGCACAACCGCATACAACTCGACATCGACGCCCGACGAGAACGGCAACATCTTCCGTCTGCCATTCGGTGTGCGCGTGGTTGGCTGGAACGGGCGTTTTGCGGCTGGCACCTCGGCTGACTTTGACATCGTGCTGTATGACAGCGACGGCACAACCGCGCTGCTCACCTACAGCAAGGACGCGACCAATCTTGGCTCGACTAGCGCGAGCAATCTTTGGGGGATGTTCAGCGGCACAGCCAACCTGAAGCCGAACACCGACTATCGGATCACGCTGAAGCCAACGACTGCAAACAACGTAACGATCAACCATTATACGGTTGCGGCCAACGGCTTGTTTGCAGCGACCAAGGGCGGCGCAAACTGCTATTGGACCTACCAGACGAACGGTGGCGGGTTTCTCCAGACCAACACGCAGCGGGCGCAGTTGGGCATCCTTTACGATCAGATTGACGACGG